TCGGGGCTTGCGTCGAACGGCATCATCGTGCGCACGGCTGCGGGCGCGGTCGAGGCGCGGGCGGTGGTGGGCGGAACCGGGATCACGGTGACGAACGGCGACGGAGTGGCGAGCAATCCGACGGTGGCCTTGACCGTGGCGACGCAGGCCCAAGCCGAGGCGGGCGCGATCAATACCATGGCCATGACGCCGCTGCGCACCGCCCAGGCGATCGCCGCAGCCATTGCCGCGGGCGCCGCGCAGGCGGGATCGGCGATCCTGTCGGCGATCTCGGGGCTTGCGTCGAGCGGTATCATCGTGCGCACGGCTGCTGGCGCGGTCGAGGCGCGGGCGGTGGTGGGCGGAACCGGGATCACGGTGACGAACGGCACTGGTGTCGCGGGTGATCCGACCGTCGCGTTGACGATCGCGACGCAAGCCGAGGCGGAGGCGGGCACGATCAGCACCAAAGCAATGACGCCTCTGCGGGTCGCCCAGGCGATCGCCGCGGCGAATGCCTCCGCCCTGACGGCCAATGGTTATACCAAGCTTCCGGGCGGTGTGATCCTCCAATGGGGCAAGGTTGTCGTTGGTCAGACTTCCAATGGTCTGCTGACCAGCGTGACTTTCCCGATCGCCTTCCCCACAGCTGTGCGTCAGGTCCTTTGCTGCCTGGAGGCCCCAGCAGCGGGCTATGCCGGGGCGCCGGTGGTTTACACCAAATCCGCGACCGCGACCGAAGCGGTCTTCGTGCACGCTGAGGCGGATCCTGGCATCGAGAACGTCAATGTGATCTGGTTCGCAATCGGAAACTGAGGACGCAGATGATGTATTACTCCGCCAAGACCAATGGTTTTTACACCCCCGATATCCATGGCGCCCAGATGCCCGCCGATGCCGTCGCGATATCCGCCGAGGCTTATGGGGATCTGATGCAGGCCCAGTCGCTCGGGGCTGTGATCTCGGCCGATCAAGATGGACACCCTGTCGCCACCGCACCAGTTGCGCTGAGCGCCGGCGAACTGCAGGCCTCGGCCCGTGCCGCCATGGTCTGCTCCCGCTTCCAGGCCCGTGCCGCACTGCATCTGGCGGGGCTGCTGGATGCGGCAGAGGCCGCTGTGGTTGGAGCCGATCGGATCACCCAGCTGGCATGGTCCGATGCGCAGACGTTTCGGCGCGAAAGTCCGACAATCGCCGCCCTGGCGGTCGCGCTTGGGCTGGACGATCTGGCTGTCGATGACCTGTTTCGACAGGCGGCCACCATTGAAGCGTGAAGCGCCTTGATTTTGTCGCTGCGGCGGCACAATCTTGCACCGTGATGACCACCGATCGGCCTTGGTAGCCCCGCTACCAAGGCCGTTATCTTTTTGCCGTGTCATCCTTCAGCAAGCGCGCAGATGGCGCATTTGAAGGAGTGAGCATGGCATATTTGCACGGCGTCGAGACCGTCGAGGTCACCAATGGTGCGCGCCCCGTCGAGGTGGTGCGCTCGTCTGTCATCGGGATCGTCGGCACGGCGCCGGATGCTGACCCCGAAAAATGGCCGCTGAACACGCCCGTGCTGACGATCGGCGGCGCCGAAAGCGTCAGCGATCTGGGCGCGACCGGGACGCTGGCCGACGCCTTCGATGCCCTTTTCGCGCAAGGCGTCGGGCTGACGGTCATCACCGTGCGGGTCGAGGAGGGCGCGGCAATTGCCGACACGCTGTCGAATGTGGTCGGCGATGTCAGCGAGCGCACCGGGGTCAATGCCCTCTGGTCGGCGCAGGCGCTTTTCGGCGTGTCGCCGCGGATCCTTATCGCGCCCGGGTTTACGTCGCAGCGGCCGTCGAACCTGGCCAACCCGGTGGTCGGCGCGATGCAGGGCTTTGCGGATCGCCGCCGCGCCGTCATCATCGCCGACGGGCCGAACACGACAAAGGAGGCCGCCTACACCTATCGGCAGGATTGGGGGTCCGACCGCATCTACATCGTGGACCCGGGCGTGACGGTCTACGAGGGCGGCGAAACCGTGGTCCGCCCGGCCAGTGCCTATGTCGCCGGTTTGATCGCCCGTGTCGATCGGGACGAGGGGTATCACTATTCGCCCTCGAACCACGAAATCTACGGCATCACCGGCACGGCGCGGCCGATCGATCATTTCCTTGGCGATCCGGACACCGAGGCGAACTATCTCAACGAGCAGCGCATCGCCACGATCGTGCGCGATCAGGGGCTGCGGTTGTGGGGCAATGAGACCACCTCGGTCGAGCCGCTCAACAAGTTCCTGTCGGTGCGGCGCACCCATGACGTCGTGGCTGACAGTATCCAGGCGGCGCATCTGTGGGCGGTGGACAAGCCCTTCAGCTTGCAGCTGCTCGTGGATATCGCCGAGACGGTGAACGGCTTTCTGCGGCAGATGACGGCGCTCGGGCGGCTTCTGGGTGGTCGCGTCTGGCTCGATCCGGCCAAAAACACCAAGGAAACGTGGGTGGCTGGGCATCTCTACGTCGATTACGACGCCGAGGCCCCCGCGCCGATGCAGCGCATCACCTTCTATTTCAACCGCAACACGGGCTATTACGACACGCTTTCGGCCAAGGCCGTCGCGGAAATCGCCCGTCTGACCGCCTGATCGGGGGACCGTCATGACGCAGATCCTGCGCCGCTTCACCGCCTTCGTCGAGGGCTACGACACCCGCCTTGAGATCGAGGAGATCACCCCGCCGCTGGTCCGCGACCTTGCCGAAGAGGTCAAATCGGGCGGCATGCTCGCACCGATGGACGCGCCGCTCGGGCTGCAGAAGCTTGAAGCGTCGATGAAGCTGAACAGCCGCCAGAAGGCGCTGATGAAGCAAGCGGGGATCACGCCCGGCAAGTTCGTCTCGATCACCTTCCGGGTGGTGTCGATCAGCGAGATCGACGGCAGCCAGCAAAACGAAGTGCTCGTGATCAAGGGGCGGCTGAACGTCGATGGCAACAGCTGGTCGGCGAACTCGGCCAGTACGACCGACTACAAGATCGGCTCGATCAATTATTACCAGCACCGCGTCGATGGCGCGCTGCTGTACGAAATCGACATCGTCAACTGCATCTGCATCGTCGACGGCGTCGACCAGTGGGCGGATCTGCGCGCGGGGCTGGGGCTGTGATGAGTGGCAATATGGATGCGATGGGCGGTGGCGGCTCGCTGATGACCGATGCGGAATTTGAGCCGGTGTCGGACAAGATCACCTTCGTGGACAACGGTCGGCCGCGGACGGCTGAGCTGCCGCTCGAATGGCCGCTGCAGCTGCCCGCTGGCGGGCGCATCGACGTGCTGCATCTGCGCCGCCTGCGGGGCAGCGAGGTGGCGAAGGTGCAGGAACTGATGCTGGCGGGCAAAGAGGCGGACGTTCTGGCGGTGTTCACGGGCGAGTGCGTCGAGGTGATCGAGGCGCTCGATCAGGATGACATGGTCGAGCTGAAGGCGCGGCTTGCCGATTTTTTGCCGCGCAGCCTGCGGGCGGCCCTGGACGCCGCGCAGGAACTGATGCTCGCAGACCTGAAATCCCGCACTGGCGAGGCGTAGTCGCCGACATCGCCTTCGCGTTTCACTGGTCGCACGCCGAAATCCTCAGCCTGCCGTGGGATGAAATGCTCGCGTGGCAGGCCGAAATCCGAAGCCTCTACAAAGCCATGAGCCCCGGGAAATGACCGATCTCAACGTCGCCCTGATCCTGCGCTTGATCGACCAGTTTTCGACGCCCGCAGACAAGGTGCGGGCGGCGATCCGGGGTATGGGCAATAGTGCGAAGGAGTTCCGCCAGGGCTTTGCCGCACAGATCCGCGCGGGCTTCAGCGAGGCGAATATCGCGGATGCCCTCGCAAAGAACGAGCGGGCCGTTGCGGCTGCCCGCGGGCGGCTGATGGGTGCGCTCGGGATGGGGTTGACGCTGGCCGCGCCCGTCATTGCTTCGGGGAAGATGCAGGCCGATCTGATCGACTATGGCAATCTGGCTGGGCTGACAGGGGAAAAGCTGCGCGCCCTGGGCGTCGATCTGAATGCGCTGTCAAGGGCCAGCAAAACCGGCATGTCCGCGCCGGAGCTGCTGGCCGGGCTGCAAACCTATGTCGGGAAAGGCCTCGATCAGGACGCCGCTTTGAAGGCGCTTTTGGCGACCGGCCGGGCGGCGAAGGCGACGAATTCCGAGTTCAACGACATGGCCGCCGCAGGTTTCGCCGTGATGGACAACCTGACGGTGGCGCCCGAGCAGCTGCGCAAGGTCTTCGATGCGATGGCCAAGAGCGGCAAGGAAGGCTCGTTCGAATTGAAAGACATGGCCCGCAATTTTCCCGAGATCACTGCCGGGGCAAGGGCGCTGGGGATGGAAGGCGTGGACGGCGTCGCCTCGCTGGCGGCGGCACTTCAGATTGCGATGAAGTCGGCGGGCTCGGCCGATCAGGCCGCCAACAACTTTTCGAACTTCATGGGGAAACTGACATCTCCGGACGCGGTCAGGGCTTTCAAGAAGTTCGGGGTGAACGTCGAGGCCGAGCTTAAGAGGGCGGCCGCTGCGGGAGAAGATCCGCTCGAACACATGCTGGGCGTGATCCAGAAGGTGACGGGCGGCGATCAGTTCAAGATGGGCGAGCTGTTCGCGGACAAGCAGGTGCTTGATTTCCTGCGCGCAGCGATCCCGAACCTTGAAGAGTACCGGCGCATCAAACAAGCAGCGCTCAGCGCAGATGGCATCATCGATGCTGACTATGACGCCAAGATGGGCGGCTTTGTCGAGAGCACCGTGCAGCTCAAGAACGCGGTGATGGAACTGTTCGGGGCTGGCGGTGTCTTGCTGCCGATCCTCACCGACATCGCGAAGCAGGCTACAGCCGCCGTCTACGCAGTGTCGGATTGGACCAAGGCGAACCCGGAGCTGACCGAAGGGATTGTCAAGGGTGGTGCGGCCCTGCTGGCGTTCGGTATCGGCTCGCGCGTGCTCGGCTATGGCTTTGCGATCATGCGCGGCGGGCTGATCCGCACTCTGAGCCTTTTTCTCAAATTCAACGATGCCGGGCGCAACGTCTCGGTCGCAGCCAAGGCGGTGCGCGGTCTTGGATGGGTGCTTGGCGGGTTGGGCAGGCTGGGCAAGTTCAGTCTCGCGGCTCTGATCACGCCGCTGCGCTGGACGGCCGGGTTGATCCCGCGCATCCCGTGGGCGGCCTTGGCGGGCGGGAAATTCTTGTTGAGCGGGCTCGTCACGGCGCTGTCCTGGGCGAAGCTGATCCCGGCGCTGGTCTGGAGCAAGTTCGTCAAGCCGATCTTCCTGAAGGATTTTGGCCCCGGGATTTCGCAAGTTGGCCCGGCGATGGAAAGCGCCGCGGCGCGAACGGAAGCTGCTGCAAACAGAATGAACAAGGCCATTTCCGGGATCCGGTTCCGTGCCGTTCTGGGCGGAATCCAGATGTTCATGGCTCTGCGGGATCTGGACCGTTCAATGCCAGACCCAAAGGCCGACCCTGATGGTTTCGAAGCATGGCAGCAAGGCAACGCAAAGGGTCTGGAAGAGCGCCTTCGGGGGGTTTGGGGCATTGGCTCACTCATGAAAGGCTACGAAAAAGCCTTTGAATGGGTGCATGGGGAGGCACCTCCAAAGGCAGGCGATGATCCGCCCGCGGTCACCCCCGAAAGCGACGCCGCGGCGCCCCAAGGCGGCTTTCGTCGTCGCCCGATGCTTTCGCCCGCCGCTGAGGCGCCTGCGGCAGCGCAGACTGGCCCCGAGGTTGCGGCGCCCCAGGGCGGCTTCCGGCGACGGCCGACGCTTGCGCCGGTTGGTCCTGCGGCGGATGGTTGGTATCCGGGTGTCACGATTGTGCCACGCGGCGGCGGTGGGGCTGGGCGCATGGCGACGCCGCCCGCGACCGCGGCCCCGCAGAAGATCGAAGAGACGGTCAATCACGACTACAGATCCGAACAGTCGATTACCGTCACTGTGCCAGTGCAGATCACGCAAAAGATCGAGGCGGACACTGCCCGCATCGCGCGCGAGGTGGGCGCGCGGACTGAGGCGGCTACACGCCGGGCGCTCTCCGATCATGGAGGGCCGCAGTGATGGACCTGTTTCAAGGAATGCTGCCGCGCCGCCCGCGCCGCGTCTTGATGGCTGCGGTCGATATTGGCCAGGCGCCCGGCATGATGCCCGGGTGGAAGACTACCAAAGGGGCGTGCTGGGTTTGCAGCAGGTGCGGCCATGATGAGGGCTGGCTGTTCGACATGAGCGACACCGAAATCCGCAGGCGGGTGCCGTGCCCCGTCTGCAATGCCGCGGGGGATCGGCCATGCTGATGGCGCTGGGCCCTTTCATTTTCACCGTGACGACGCAGCTGCTCGACACGCTGACCGACCGCGAAAGCGCCCGCATCGAGCAGATGGAACGCGCCGCGGCTATGCCGACGCCGCAGTTTCTTGGGCCGGGTGACCGCGAAATCGAGATCACGGCCCTGATCTACAAAGAGGTGCTTTCGCCCGGCGGGCCCTTTGTGATCGAGGCGATGCGGTTGGCGCTGCGCGCCGGTTTGCGCATGCCGTTGATTGCCCGCGCCGGGCACTTCTACGGGTTCTTTCTGATCCGCGAGCTGGAGGTGGTCAAAACCCACGTCCTTCCGAACGGTACCTTCCAGAAAATGGAAGTGCGGATCTCTCTGACACGCTCGCCGCTCGGGTTCGGGATCGGCGGCATATCACTGTTCTGAAGGGGGACTGAGATGTTGATCGGCGACGTTTGGACAAGAGTTGATGGCGTTGGCGGCAAGGCGCTGCAGATCTCGACCGACGGCAGCGTGGAAATCGTGATGCAGGCAAGCCAGCCTGCTGTTTCGGTGCGAGGCCTCGTGGTTCGGGATGAGTGGCGGCAGTATTTTGGGGCCCAGTTCGGCGTTATCTGGATGCGTCAGGGCCCGAATACGTCGCGCGCCGAACTGACCATCCTCGACTGGATCGAGGTCGATTTGACCGGTCCGAGCCTTGGCGGCAACGCCATCACTCCCTCGGACGGCGCCGATCTGCCCGTTCCGGTGCGGGCGGTGACGATCGGCGCGGCGGCGGGGGTGGTGAAGTACACCCATGCCCGCACCGGGGCGATCTGCACCACGGGGCCCTTGCCGATCGGGGAGCATTCCATCTGGGCCAGCCGGATCTGGGCCACCGGCACCACCGCCACCGGCCTGACCGGGTGGGTGTGATGTTCGGGCTCGGGCTGGGCGGGCCGGGGTTGCATGGGGCGCCGCCGCCGCCCTCTGGCTATGACGGCCCTGCGCCGCCGGACGGCTACGTCATCCTGACCGGCGATGGCGGCGCGGTGCTGATGGACGATGATGGTGCAATTTTGATGGAGGAAATCGCGTGACGGAATTTCGGAACATCGAGCAGAGCTCGTATGCCGATGCGCAGCAAAAACAGCAGGGCGTGACCCTCTCGGCGCTGGTCGAGATGATGTCCGTGCTCGGGCAGATCTCGGATCAGGTCAACGGCGGGCGTCTCGCGCTGGCAGGCGGCACGCTGGCAGACCCGGCGCTGCGCATCGGTGACGTCGGCATCTATTCGGCGGCGGCTGGCACGCTGTCCATCGCAATCGCCGGGGTCGAGCGCGCGCGTCTGACCGCGGCGGGCCTGATCGTCTACGGCACTATCACACAGGGGTAATCATGACCTACAAACTCAACCGCAGCCCGGTGGTGGGCGAGAGCTACACCCGGTGCAATCAGGTGATCATCGACAACCGGCTGGGCCGCGCTCCCGCGATCACCTTTGGCCAAGAGACGGTGATCGGCACTGGCACCGGCGATGCGCTGCATGTGCCGATGGCGCCCATCGGACTGGCGTTCGACCCGGCCGCGCAGATTGCCGTGATCGACCCGGATACGGGCGAGCCCACGGGCGCGATGGTCACGCAGGCCGAGGTCTATGCGCTGGTCTACTCGGCCTATATCGCCGCAGCCACGCCTGCGCCCGGCCCGACCGAGGAGGCTGTCTGATGGCCTTGGCTGACATCCAGACCGATCTGCGCAGGCAGATCGAGACCGCCTCGCGCGGCCTCGCCACGGTGCGCTATACCGCCAAGGGGCAGGCGAGCTATTTCTACCGGCTGCGCAAGTTCGACTTGGCGGACCTCGGCGCGGGCTTTGGCGCGGGCACGCACCCTGCCTTTATCGTCGATGGCGTCGTGCGGGACGAGATCCTGATCGGTATCCACCCGGCGGCGGAGGTGGATGGCGAGATGGTCTCTCGGGCTGGCCTCGTGCCGCGCACGACCATCAATCACGATCAGGCGGTGACGTGGGCCCGGGCTACCGGTCCGGGGTTTTGCGTGGCCTCCAACGCCATGTATGCGGCGCTGGCGCTGCAGTGCCGCGCCGCCGGTGTGTACCCGCGGGGCAACACGCAATTTGGGCGTTCGCATGCGGATACTGCCGAGTGCGGCATCAACGACAGCGGCAACTCCGCCACTGGCGGGTCGGGGCATACCGTCATCCGCGCGGGCAGTGGGCCGGTGACCTGGTCCCACCCGCGCAGCCCGTGGGGCGTCCAGAATTTGAAAGGCAACGTCTGGGAGTGGTCGCCCGGAATGCGCATTGTCGATGGCGAAATCCAGATCATCGCCAACAATGACGCCGTGCTGGCAACCACAAACCTGGGCACGGCCGGGCCCTGGTGGGCGATTGCGGCCGCGGATGGCGCGCTGGTGGGGCCCGGCACTGCGGGGACGGTCAAATATGCGACCTCCGGCACGGCCGCGGGAACACTGGTCTGTGCAGACAATGCGGCGCTGTCCTCGATGGTGGCCTATGGCGTCTCTGAGGCGGCGCTGCAGCGGCTGCGCGCGCTGGGGCTGATGACGCCCGGCGCGCCGATCGAGACGGACAGGTTTTACATCAACGTGACCGGCGAGCGTCTGCCGATCCGTGGGGGCAACTGGGGCAACGGCGGCGACGCCGGCGTCTTCGCCCTCAACCTGCGCAACGTCCGCGCGAACGCGGGCGCGGGCATCGGCTTCCGGCCCGCTTTCGTGATCTGAAATCTGGCCGCCTGAGTTCTGCCGGGGCGGGCGATAGCCTGCCCCTTGCTCCCGAACCACGAAGGAGGATGCGGTGGAAGACCTCAAGATCCGCCGTAAATGCGAAGAAATGATCGCATATGGCTATGTCGTGCTGCGGCAATTTCCGAAGGCTGAGCGCCACGTGCTCAGCCAGGAAATCCGCAACACGATGTGGGGCCTCCTTCGCTTGATCATCATCTGCAACAAGCGGTACTTCAAGAAGACCACGATGCAGGATCTGGATGCGGAGCTCGATTTGCTGCGCAGCCAGGTCAGGATGGCCCAGAAGCTCGGATATCTTTCATTCCACGCTTACGAAGTCTGGAGCCGTCATCTTGATGAGATCGGCCGCATGATCGGCGGTTGGTTCAAGAGCTTGCAGGAAAGGGGCGCGGGTAATGTGGCTTGAGCGTCTGCCGATCCGTGGGGGCAACTGGGACAACGGCGGCAACGCCGGCGTCTTCGCCCTCAACCTGCACAACGTCCGCGCGAACGCGAACGCGAACATCGGCTTCCGGCCCGCTCTCGGAGACCGCCAGAAGTTGCAGCCTCAAGGGGCTGCTTCCAGTGCACCTTCGAAAGGACCCGCGCTCCTCGGCCAAGTGCCGAAAGACGTGAACAGGCAGGAGCGGGACAGTAGCCGCCGAATGGCGGTGACCCCTCGCTCCTGCCGAACCAAGCAAGGGCGGCGATAATGGCAAAAACCTACAAGGACCTGTTCGAGCAATTCGCCACCTTCGAGGCGCTCCACCGCGCCTATGGTCGCGTCGTGAAGGGGCGGCGCCACCAGATGGATGTGATCCGCTTCGAGGCCAACCTTGAGGGCAACCTGATCGATATCCAGAACAGCCTGCTCTGGAAGACCTACCAAACCGGACCGTACCGCAACTTCAAGGTTTTCGAACCCAAGGAGCGCGATATCGCCGCGCTGCCGATCAAGGACCGCATTGTGCAGCACGCTCTGGTCGAGACGATCGACCCGATCTGGGCCGCGCGCTTCATCTTCGACACTTATGCCTGTCGGCCCGGCAAAGGCACCCATGCGGGCGCCGATCGCGCCCAGGCGTTCTTGCGCGCCACGCTGCGCGAGCACGGCCAAGTGTTCGCCCTGAAGGCGGATATCGCCAAGTATTTCCCGTCGATCTGCCATGACGTGCTCAAGCGCCTGATCCGACGCCGTATCGCCTGCAAGGACACTCTCTGGCTGATCGACAATATCATCGACAGCACGGCCGAGGCGGGCGATCCGCTGCCGCGGGGGATCCCGATCGGCAACCTGACATCGCAGCTCTTCGCCAATATCTACCTGCACGAATTGGACGAGTTCGTGAAGTTCGACCTCCGCGAGGGGCGCTACCTGCGCTACATGGACGACTTTGTGGTCGTCGGGCATGACAAGGCCCACCTTCACCGGGTGCGCCGGGACATCGAGGACTTCCTGCATGCGCGCTTGGGGCTGCGCTGCAACCACAAGACCCAGATATTCCCGGTCGCGCCCATCAACGGCCGAGGGCTGGATTTCCTCGGCTATCGCATCTGGCCGACCCACCGGAAGATCCGGAAAGACAGCGCGGGCCGGATGAGGCGCAAGATGAAGCGGATGGCGCGGCTCTACCATGAAGGCAAGATGAGCTGGGATCGGGTCCATCAGGTCATCATGAGCTGGGTCGGCCATGCCGGTCATGCCAGCACCTACAAGCTGCGCACCCGGGTGCTGTGCGATGTGCCGTTCATCCCGCCGCCTCGGGGTGTGAATTCTGATCTTCGTGGATGAGGGAGGGGGATTGGTGTCTGATACCTACACAACTATCGGTGGCGAAGTAATCGATCAGATTGCCCTGAGGCATTACGGCTCTCCGACCGGCTCGACGGAACTGATCTTGGGCGCCAACCCGGGCTTGGCCGAACGACCCGTGATGCTGCCTCCGGGCGTACAGATCAATTTGCCCGCTCTCCCCGCCAGCCCCTCCGTGCGCCCGGTGAAGCTCTATGATTGACAGCCCGATCATCGCGCTGACCGCCGACGGAAACGCGCTGGCGTCCGCCAGGGTTCTGGAGGTCGAGATTACGGATGAGGCGGGCTTCAAGAGCGACCAACTCATCGTGGTTCTCGATGATGCAGATCCTCAAATCGCTCGGCCCCGTGAGGGCGCAAAGCTGACGATCTCAATTGGATACCGCATGACCGGCTTGGTGGAATTCGGCACCTATGTCGTCGAAGAGATCGAGCGCAGCGGCTGGCCGCGCGAGCTGGTGATGATCGCCAAAGCCGCCGACGGCGCGGGCGCGTTGAAGGAACCCAGAACGCGATCATGGGAGGGCAAGACTGTCGCCGACATACTGAAGCAAATCGCCTCAGATAACGGCCTGACGCCTGTTGTCGCGGAAAAGCTGGGGGCGATCAAAGTCCCGTTCCTGGCGCAGACTGAGGAGAGCGATCAGCACCTGCTGACCCGGCTTGGTCAGCGCATCGGGGCCGTGATCACCCCCAAGGACGGGCGGCTGATTGCGACAGAGCGGCATGGGGCCAAGACTGCATCCGGACAGGACATGCCGGAAGTCAAAGTCGGGCCGGGCGACCTGATCGCATCGAGTGGCTATCGCGTCACCCTGAAGCCCAGCGCGCGATTTGGTGAAGTCAGAGGCCGCTGGCGCGACCGTCAGGGTGGCGCGACGCGCGAAGTTCGCGAAAAAGCCGCCGATAAGGGGCCTCTAAAAACCCTTCGAGAGGTCTATCAAAGCGAGGATGAGTGTCGCTGTGCCGTCTCGGCCGAGGCGCGCAGGGTGCGGGCGGGGGAGGCCGAATTGACGCTGATGATGGCTGGAACGCCGAAGGCGCGCGCAGAAGCGCGGGTGACGGTGTCCGGCGTCAGTCTGGACGCTGATGGCGCGTGGGTTTGCAAGCAGGTCACCCACCGCTGGAGCTTTAGGTCTGGTGGTGGCGCGACAACTGAGATGGTGTGCGAATACGGCGCAAGCGGTGCCAAAGCCAGCGGCTAATTTGGTGTCAAATCAGTTGTCCGCCGCTATCAAAGCTGCTGTCCCGCTACATCCAGATTTCGCAGGGGTCCGGGGGAGATCGCATCTCCCCCGGTCGGTGGGGGGCCCGGGGGGAGGCGAGGCCTCCCCCCGGTTGGGGCGGGGGGTGCGGGGGGCGGCAGCCCCCCGCCGGGTCGGGGGCGACGCCCCCGAAAC